AATTGAGTTAAAGGTGTTTGAATTTCGTAAAGAGTTTTGAGTCTCCTTCTCTATAAACCCATCTGCATTAACTCTCGTAGCAGCACTTGAACGAGTGAAAGTAAAATCACCATCACCACTAACAGGCACTTGCGAGTAGACCTTTCCTGTTTTAGTTCCGCTTGGTATAAGTACCAAACTTGATTTGTCGTATATACTCATCTTATAAAGTTGTTAAGGCGATACATTCCGCATCGGTTAGGGCGGTTTCAAAACCTAAAAATTGGTAAATGTTTCCGAATGTATTGTAACTACCAGAGGCATAACTCCATCCAACAGAACGCAAAGTGAAATCAAGAGAACTCGTACCCGTTGAGCCTATTTGCGCTCCATTCAAATAAAACTGAATACTTGTACCGCTTCTTTTTACTAAAAGTTTGTATCTCGTGTCTTTAGTCAATGGGCTAATTACTGCATCCATTATACTATCTCCGTGACCAAACAAGGCAATGCTATCATTTCCAAATAAACCAATACGCAAATATCCTTGATAAGATGAACCAAGTGCTTGATTTCCTCCTCCGAATAACATCGGAGTATAATCTGCGCTATCTTCCAACAAATCAAATTCAATGAAATAGGTAAAATCGTTTGATGAATATGATGTGCCTAAAACATTTATATTGCTACTAAAATCATTAGACCTCGTTACACTTGAACCATATGTTGGTATATATGAGGTAGGGTAAGAGCCGACTTCTACTTGCGCTCCATATATAGAAATATCAACAGAATTTTCTGTATGGTTCCCTCTACATTCAAAACCAAATTCAAAAGAACCCGTAGCATTGGCAGTAAACGAAACATCAAATCTTTTCCATTCGGTTGTAATTGTTATTTCGCTATAATTTACACTTGCGGCACGAGGTTTAATATACTCATTGTTTCCTGTATTGCTTTTTGCGTAAAAAGTAAAAGTATAATCCGTACCGCTTGTTATGCTTTGATTGATATACAATCTGCTTCTATCTGCGCTACCAACTCCACCTGCATCAAGTTGCAAACGAGTTGCATTTTTGAATCCATCAGGGCTTGTTTGATAATTATTTGTTATAATAGGTAATGAACCAGCACCGAGACTATATTTAAACCATACCGATGGGTAATTAAAATACTCCGACTGCGCTACACTATTAGTCCTTTGAGGCTCAAGTAAAAGAGAAGGACACGAACCCGAATAGTCAAGGCGAGGCATATCCTCCAAGATACCTGACTGCGCTGCGCTTGTCCCTGTTTCAATGTAGTCAGTTGCTACCAAGCCTTGCTCTAATTGAGCGTCTTGGATGTAGATAGAACCTGCTCCATCACACCCTACACGAATATAAGATGTAGATGACAAATTACTTGTTACACTAATTCTCCACCATCCGTTACCAACATCAACTGATTGAGCATCAATATGATTTAATGTACCTGTTATTGTACCTGTAGTTAAATTAACTTGTACATAAGGAGACGGGCTACCAAACAAATCCAATTCAATAACATTAGTAGATGCTGACTTTGCATATATTGATGCAGTTAACACTCCAACATTACTAATGCCCTCATAAAGAGCATAAGAACCTGCATAACCACTATCAGTTAGTAGCCACGCATCATTAGTACCATCGTAACCACTTTGTCCGCTTGTTACACTTGAACCACTTGTTAAATTCCAAGTAGTATCAAACTGATTTGATTGCAGCAAGAGATTCTCTCTACCCTTCTCAATTAAGCCATTAACATCTACCCTCGTAGCAGCAAGATTTGAACCCCTACTAAAAGTAAAATCTCCACTACCATCAGTAGGTCTAATACTATACAACTTACCATCCTTGTAAGCAGAGGGTATCATTGCTAATGATGCATCGTCAAATAATTTGCTCATTATAATATTTCGTTTAATTCGTTTATAGTGCAAGTACGAGCCTCTGTAGAACCACTTGCTGCAACAACTCTTACATCATATGCATCAAACAATACTCTACCACCATCTGCATCACCCATAGCCTTAATAGCCTTGTTGACACACTTTGGTGACTCTACGATAGCACCATCTAATTCTGCTCTCTCAACAAAGGATTTAACGATAGCCAACAGCCTACCGATAGCCTTTCTTGCTATGAGAGATATGCTGTTAATTAAACCCATTAGGAAGCTTTGTAAGCGATTACTTTTCCACTTGCTACAGCAACACTATCAAACTTACCAAAGATGATAGTACCCTCTGTAAGGGTTACTGAAGTTAGTGCATCACCCACAGTCGTAGTAGTCGTTACCACACTGTCTTCCAATGCTTGGATAGCACGGCAAGCCTCACTTGTTGAGCCTGCTGCTGCTACTACCTTGAAACCATAGTCTCCCGTAGCCGATTGAAAAAAGTTGCTGTCTTTAGTAATGTTTTCGTAAGACATCTTATTCTTGTTTTAATTCGTACAATTCGTTAATCGTGCAATCTCTTGCCTCTGTATCCCCACTTGCTAATGCCACACGAGCATCGTAAGCATCAAATAATTGTCTGCCGATATTAGCTGTAGGGGTAGCCAAGATAGCATCGTTAGCGCACTCATAAGACTCTATCGTAGCACCGTCATTGAGTACACGAGTACCAAAGTCCTGGTATCCTATCCTAATATTATCTACAAGATAGCCTGTGGTGTTTAAAAGGTACGACTTCTTATTAGATACAAGTTGTACTGCATCTGATAAGAAACCACTACCGCTATTTATTAGATAACCCATAGGTTATGCAAAGATTGTTTGGTCGCTAAATGCTGTTTTGTCATCTAAGACTAAAGAAGCAATACCGCTCTCAGTAGTTAAGGTGATGTTGACGTGAGACTTATCCGATACACCGGTACCGCTATTAGCCTCATAGTTCATCGTTAAGCCATCCATCCATCCCGAGATAGTCACAGTATCATTGTTGTGTACCATAATGGCTACAATGTCTTCTCTGCGGCTCATATAGTCAATAAGGTTAATCTTATTATCTACAGCAGGAGTTTGAATAACGATGTTGGTAGTTACTAACCCAAGTCCATTTGAGATGTTTTTGTTCTCCTCAAACGAAGTTACACCATCCTTGATGTTGTGTTCAAATACAACAGTGTTTGTAGTATCTACTTGAGTTACTTGAGTCTCATCAAGCGGGTCAAAAGTGATAGTAATATCCTTCTGCAATAGTAGGATAACCTTTTCAATACCACCTGTAACTCTCTTGTTACAATTGATATCAATATCACTTAGTAGTATGGAGCAATTAAAAGCCATAATTAATTTTTATTACATTGAAAATTCAAACTCAACAACAACCTCTGCTTCAAAAGAAAAGCCTTGCGGATATCCTGTATAAGGAGTTCCTGTTTGGCCATATCCAATGTAAGGGCTGTAGTAAATACGTCTGTTTCCGTTAGCATCATTTATGTCTTGCCAAACATTGTTAGACGCAGAACCACTTAATTGTTGATATAAGGTGCCATTTTTCATATAGTGACTTGCATATTGAGTGCTTTGCCCAGCATCTACAAGTGCAGAATAAGAGTCTAAAGGTCTTAATTGGTTGTATTCATTGACACTATATGTAGCACCATTACTTCCCAAGCTTATGATTCTAATATATCCGAAAAGCTGGAACAGCTGAGTTGGAGTAAGACCCATTAAAGTAGAAGACCGTTGAGCCACTGCCCCAGTTAAATCACCTGCTGGCACGTTTGTCTTAACAGTGATGTTTTTAAGTCTTACTTTATTGTAAGTATTAAATTCTGGAGCGTCAAACCAGTCGTTTGTTGGAAGAGGAGCATTCAAAACATCGTAAGCACCTGTTGATGGGTAGTACGTTGTTTTATTTGAATTTAATAGGGGTGCTGAATAAGAATAATTACCTCCGTCATTAACAGTTCCGTCTGCCGTCAAGCTTACTGAAACAGTTTTTGTTACAGAATTACTTGATGTAGGCGTACTAACACTCCATACACCAACACTTGGATTTTGAATACAAACGATACGGTACAACTGACCGTCTTCAGGTACAGCATATCCTTCGCCATCACTAAGGCCTAAGATGCTATCCGTGGCACTATAAGGAAATACAGTGATACTTCTCTCAGAAGTGTTTACTACGTTGATTACAAGCCCTAATTCGGGTTGTGGTAACCTAACAGCAATGTTGTTAGAATCAGCTGATGTTACAAGGTTTATACCCGCTGTAAGTAATGGTGCCCCCGCAAGTGAAGTACCCGTAGCAGCAATAGTCGCTTGAGTTTGTACAAATTTATTTACTTGTAACTCATCTAAAGTTAGTGAGGTAACGTCTTGACCATTACCATTTTGAACAGTCCCTTGAGTAGGATTACCTGCAGTACTTCCAATAGTAAGTAGGTTTCCGTAGGTGGACTGTATTGTTTCGTTTGTTAAATTCATTATGCCCAGTTAAGGTTTGAAGTATTCCAAGTTCCGTTTGCGTTCACCCAAAGGTTTCCTACTTTTACTACAGATAGGTCATCAGTTGACAAAGAAGCAGACCAAGATTGACCTACTAATGTTACATCAACATAAGAGATATCAGTTACAGAAGCACCACTTGATGCACTATAATTCATCTCCAATCCTCTTCTCCATCCGCTTATTGTGATAGAACCATTGTTATGATACAATATACATACGATGTCATCTCTATAAGACATCTGTTCTAATTTATTTACCTTGCTATCTACAGCAGGTAGGCGAACCAATATCTCTGTGTTAACGACAGAGTTGCCTTGGTCCGTAGATTTTGTTTCAGAAAAATATGTTGTAGCATCCTTTGAGTTGTGTTCAAATACTACAAAGTCTGAAAGGTTTGAGTCTAATATAACGTCTTGTTCTGTGGTATCCAAAGATAAAGTTAGGTCCTCTTTTAGACCAAGCACCACACGCTTAATACCACCTGTGGATTTCTTTAAACAATCTCTGTTTATATCGGTAAGTACTACAGAACAATTAAATGCCATATTCTTCTTTAAAGTAAAAAGGGGTTAGGGTATTATCCCCAACCCCCTTGTTGTAATTTACAAGATTTGCTATTAAGCAGTTGCAGCATTAAAGTCATCAGCATCAATGCTGTAAGACAATCCGTTCTCCTCACCTGTTAGGGTAAGTTGGAAGCGGTTCTTCTCAGCACGACCTGTGCCAGAGTTAGCATCAACAGTTGAAGCGTAAAGACCATAGTCCAAACCACTTACGTGGTAAGTTCCAGCAGCAGTCTTAACGAAAGCAACTAATTCAGCACCACCCTTAGCGATTTGGTTCAATGCAGTGATTTTACCAGCATCCATCTTAGGGAGTTCTACTGAGATAGTAGGAACAGTAGTAGTTGTTCCATCAGCGTTTACGGTTTTTACTTCGCTAAATACAGAGAATCCATCTTTAAGGTTGAAGCTTAGAGATACGATACCCGATACAGCAGCAGCAGGGTTACCAGTAGCGATGACACGAGTGTCTTCATCGTAGTTACCAACACCGATAGCAGCGATAGCATTAGATTTGTTAGCAACGTGAAGTTCAACGATACCACCAATACCTAAATCATCACAGTTATATACGATGTCAGCAAGAGTTACAGTACAAGCCATTTGTTATAGAGTATTAAAGGAAGGGCACAAGGCCCTTCCGTTGTTATTTAATTATGCGAAGTTCTTAGCGTAGACAATCTCTTCACCTTTTAGGTAAGAGAAGCCTAACTTGAACTGTCCCCAAATCTTGTCAGAAGATAGTTCAGCTTCGTACTTCATATCAATAGCACGAACATCGTTGTAGTCGTCAGTCAACATAACCAAGTTCTGTGGAGCAGCGATAATGAACTCGTTAGCAGGCATTGAAGCGAAGTGAGCAACTTCCATACCGTAGTATGCAGGAATGCTACCTTCAATAACACCTTGTGGGGTAGTCGTGTACAAGCCAGCGATAGCGATTTGGTAAGCTTGCATAGCAGCAGTACCCAAGAAGAAAGTTGGTTTGAAGTCACGGTCAGCATCTCCGTAAACAGCAGCCAACATAACGTCACTCATTGCTTCGTAAGCACCTTCCATCAAGTCAAGGATGTTTGCAGAAGTAACAGCAGCGTTAGTATCAAAATCAATTACGTCAGCATCAGCAGCCATCTCAGTAGTCAATTCAGTACCAGCCAACTCAAGTGCCTTCTGAGCAGAAAGTTTAGCGAAGTAATCAAATACCCAATCCTTGAACTCAGCGTCCATAGTCTCTGGGTTGTGTTGTCCTTGCTTTAACAATAGACCACGGTAAGAAGACTCAAGAGCATCTTTACAGTTTAAGAAAGACCACTTGTAAGTTTCAACAGTCATTTCTTTTTCAGCTACAGAAGCAGCAGATTGTGGGTCAAACACACAAAGGTCATTACCAAATGTCAAAGAAGCGTCAAAGATTGGTACGTTTACCTTAGCTTTAACACCATCAATAAGACGGAAACGGTTTAATACCGCTGCCGATTTTACCATAGCATCAATGAACAAGTCTGGACGTCTGTCACCGTATGGCAAGTTTGAAATAGTTACACTCATTTTATATAAGTTTTAAAAAGATTCGTTTAGTTAATTTACAATAATTACTTGCGGTTAAAGAAGTTATTAATGAGATTTACCTTTTCGGGTGTAATACCATTAAAAACAACAGTCTTGTCTTCTACTGTTTCAGCAACTTCTTCAGCCTTTTGTTCAGCAGCAAATTGCTCCTCAACTTCCAACTCGTTAGTTACTTCTTCAGTAGCTTCATACTTCTCTTCTTCTTCCTTCATTTCTTCTTCTTCAGAAGCCATTACTTCCTCTTTTTCTTCGGAAGCCATTTCTTCTTTCTCTTCATCTTCAGTATGCTCACCCATTTCTTTTTCTTCTTTAGGTGCACCCATACCTTCAATGTGCTGTTGAATCATCTCAATAGCAGACTTCAATTCGTCTACACTACCAAACTTCTCTTCAACAGATGTCACAGCTTCAAGGAGTACGTTGTTCTCGTTCTCCAAAGCCTCAATTCTTGCCTCGTACTTGTTCATCATAGCCTCAAATTGAGCCTCTAACTTACCAAGTTCTTTGGCGAAAGCAAATTCATTCATTTGTTCTTCGTTATTAATTGTTGGTTTAATATCCGCTTTAATCTCAATAGAGAAACCATTAATCTCTCCATTTTCAATTGCAGTAAATAATTCGTCAGACTCAATCTTTGCCTTTACGAATACGGTTCCGTTTGGTAGTTTATAACCATAGTCTACAGACTTATCGTTATCACTCTCTTTGGTCCAAACTTCAAGCATAACCACCTCATCAGTATCGTAGGAGTGGTTAATACCAAATGCGTTAAATAGTCCCTCTTTAGAATACTTGTACATAATCTGCTGAATAGTCTCTTCAGTAAATCGTACATAGTAGTATCCCATATCGGGTGAGAATCGTAGGATTTCCTTGTTAGGAATCATAATAGGTCCTACAACCTCTTTCTTCTTTTCATCAGCAAACATCTGTACCTTCTCAACTTCGTTGAAGTGGATGAAGTCTTCCTCAATAGCGGGCTTATCTACAAGAGAAATCTTGTACATCCCTTGAGCGATGTCTTCTAATGATATATCAAATAATGGTA